TGTTAGAAATTTTTTAGTTCGTCTTTTACCTTGAACTGGTATCAGTGTTTGAATATGTGGTTTTACTTCCCATAAATGAACTGTTATTTCACCGTGTTTATTTTTAACTTTTAGTATAAAATCAACAAAATATCTATGTTGTCTACCATCAACTGGAGATATATATGGTATTGCTAATTCCTCAGATGCCCAATATATAATATTATCTGTTGCATCCAAATATTTCATTACTCGCAATTCCCATGATGATCTTGCAACAATGTTGCTGGCATCGCCATTATATTTCTCAGGATGTTTAGGAATAAATCTTTTAGGAGTAGGAAATCCCATATAACATAAAACATAAATAGATATATTATTTATTAGTCAGTCTAAAATGTCCCTATTCTCTTTTGGTGATATTAATTTCTATACAGATACTCGAACAGGTAAACCATCAGATTTATTGAATGGCGCCGAATCGAAATATGCTTACAATATTTCAAGATTTCCCTTAGATGTTGGATCAGTGGACAAGGGACATTATTTAGTAATACATATTAATTCACAAAGACAAACTAGATACGTTCAACCCACAATCGATGATGCTGGCGAACGTCCTAGCGTATATGAGAATAGAATAAAAAATGGAACAAAACCTATTGGAGGTTTTGATACTGTTATCAATTCAGCGTTAGATTCTGTTAAAAATTTATCCAAGTCAACTTCCGGTCATAATTCGAAAGTCAATAATTCTATTCAATCTGGTATAGATGGAATCAAATTAGATACCACTAGATACGCTACTGAGTTTATTCGAACTATTCAAAGAACTAAAGAAACGATAGCATTATACATGCCTGATACATTGGCATTTACCTATCAGCAAAATTATTCACAAATGAGTTTAACTGGAGGTTTAGCAAAAGCTGTTACGCTTGGAGCGAGTGCCGTAGATTCGTATAAAAATAGTCCAGCCGGTGCCGTCAATACCTTTGATGCAATGATGAAAAATTTATCACCATTTCTCGCTAGTTTTGTATTGAAAAATAAATCAACATTTACATCATCCATGTTTACCGCTGTTACTGGTGTTGTGCAAAATCCAATGTTGGAAATAATATATTCTTCTCCCGAATTTAGATCATTTAGATTTGATTTTATGTTTTATCCTAGACAGGAGAAAGAAGGTAGAGAAGTTCAGAAAATAATTGAAAAATTGAAATTTCATCAGGCACCAGAAATTCTCAAGGAAAGTAATGGATTCTTTCTGGTACCACCATCAGAGTTTGATATTAAATTTTTTTATAATGGTAAAGAAAATCCAAATATACCCCAAATATCAACTTGTGTATTAGAATCTATAGATGTAGATTATGCTCCTAATGGATTCTCAGCATATGAAGTTCCAGGACAATTATATCCTACTATGGGCGGTACTGGTATGCCCGTTGGAATCAGATTATCTCTCCAATTTAGAGAAACTGAATACTTAACTAAAGCCAATTTTAATTGGGATAAACCAACAGATCAAATAGCACAAGATTTTGCAAACAAAGCATGGCTGAACAAATAATATGGCAAAATACTTTTCTCAGTTTCCTCTAACATATTATACATTATCAGACGATAATTCATTAGATATTGTAACTAATATCACTTCAAGATTTATTATTGAATCAAATATCAAAGACAATATAGTATTATATCAGAAATATTATATTCAGGATAGCGATACTCCTGACATCATTGCTGCCAAATTGTACGATGATCCAGAGAAACATTGGATAGTTTTAATGATAAACGATATAGTCGATGTCGAATCTGAATGGCCATTATCTTATGAAAATTTGATGAAATATGTTGATGAGAAATATATGCCTGTTAATGGGAATGAATACGATGGAATAATATGGGCAAAGGCAAATACTTATGCATACTATAGAAAAGAATCTACTATCTACGATGGCATAACAACTACTAATAAATTCGAGATTGATGCCAATACTTATGCTGATTTAGTTGAAAGTATTAATGATGAGATATTATTGGCAGATAATAATACTATTACATATAATATAACTAAAGAAACTAAATCATATTATGATTACGAAATCGATGCGAATGAAGCCAAAAGAAATATTAAATTACTTCGCCCTGAGTACGCGAAAAACTTAGAGAAACAGTTAAGGGATGTTTTTGAGGAACGCCGTTAGTAATGTCACAATTTAATGGGTTATTGCAGACTACTCAATTTTCAATATCAGAATTATATCTAATTACTGAGTTTGGAACATTTGATATATCAATGATATTTGATGAATTGAATTTATTTGATAATTTGTTGACTCCAGTAACATCGGGTAGCATATTAGTTACCGATGCGACGAATATCAAAGATAAATTGAAGTTGAATGGCAATGAATTTCTCAAAATAATAGTAGATAAGGGTGATGATAATCCATCATTTTTTAAATATGAAAAACTGTTTCGAATCTATAAAATTACAGATGATCGAAACATTAATTTCACTTCTCAATCATTTGTATTACACTTTATATCCAATGATTATCTTGTTTCAGAGCAACAAAAAATATCACAGTTTTACTCAGGAAAATACTCCGATATTGTTGAAAGAATTCTAATAGATCATATAAAAGTTCCTAATAGTTTACCCCAAAAGGGAGCTTCCGGTATACAATCAATAACAGATTCAATAGAATTAGTAGATGTTGTTATTCCTAATTTAACACCATTTGATGCTATAGAATGGATATGCAGAAGAGCATTGTATAATAGTCTGCCACAATTTGTATTTTTTGAGACTCAATATGGTTATACATTTGCCCCATTGGAGAGTTTAATGTCGGCAAATGCTATTGCATCACTGAATTTTAATCCTAAAAATATTGATAAGGATGTTTCGGGAGAACTTCTTGGAATACGCGAATTTAAAATATTATCAACATTTCAAGAAGTCGATAATATATCATCTGGCGCGTATGCCGGAACATTTTTTGGTTTTGATACCCTTACACGAACAAAAAAGATCAAGAAAATAAATTATGTTGATGATATATTTTCTAAAATGGCACATCTAAATAAAACACCGCTATTGCCTGATAATACGGTTACTACTAAGTTCGATTCCCGAGAGGTTTATTTTCCATATGAATCATCCAGAGAAACAAATTCGTATGTTAAAGAAAATGATTCGATTGCTGCCACTAAAATAAATAATACTGAGAATTATAAATTTCAAAGAAAATCCATATTGTATAATTTAATGCAGCGAAGAATTCAAGTAAATCTTCCGGGCAATTTTGGATTAGTATCTGGCCAAGTAGTCAATATATTTTATCCTAGATACACAACTGAAGTTGGTAATCAATATTTTGATAACACGTTATCGGGCAGATATTTAATTATAGGAGTTAGACATATGATTAGATATGATCAACATGAAACAATATTAGAAATCGCTACGGATTCTGGTAAATGATAAAATCAGATTTTTATGGTAATGATTTTATTTGGTGGACTGGTGTAGTTGAAGATCGAAAAGATCCATTAAAAATAGGTAGAATACGAGCTAGAATATTTGGATTGCATCCATTCGATGATTCTGGTAAACCTGATAAGACATTGGTACCAACCGATAAATTACCATGGGCACAATTAGTAACTTCTACTAATGGCACAAAAGTAATATCTGGTCCTAAAGAAGGTGATTGGATATTTGGATTCTTTCAAGACGGAAGATCCGCTCAAATTCCAGTTGTCATCGGAACATATTCCGGCATAGAAAGTAAAGAATCTACAACATTAACTTTTACAGATGTTCCTAGACCACCTGCTAATGTTATTATAACAGAAGCGAATGCTCCAACAACTCCAAGACTATCCCGAGGTATTATTGAAAATACTTTAGTTGATAAGAGCAATCAAGAACGATCTCAAGTTTGTGATACAACAACAAGTGTTAGTTCGTCAATAGCTGGTATAGGCACAGCTTTTAGCACTATTATAGAATCTATTAGATCGTTTATCAGGGATATTATAGCGGCGCTAGGTTTAGATCCTAGTGGAGTTGCTAGAACAATTATTAATTTAGCCAAAGCATTGACAGCAGAAGTTAAGAAATTATTGAATATGGTGAAAAGAATGAAGAAGTATTCTAGTATGATAAAATCAGGTATCCAAAAAATATCCAATATGATTGGTTATATTCTCAGTTTGCCTGCCAAATTATTGAAATTTATTGGCGAATGTTTTAGTAAACTAACAGCATCAATAGGATCAACTATTACACCATTGTTGAATTCTAGTGGATTAGATCAGACTACTATAATTGGTGTTGGTAGTATCATAGGATTAACTAATGGTATATCAACCACATTAAATAATAATTTACAAAATGCTAATTTCACTAATAGTATAGGTACTATTGGCAATCTATTAGCATATACTAATTCGATGGATACTACAAGTGCTATTTCAGGAACTGTTGATACTGTATATAATACACTATTGGGCAATAAATCGGGAACTCTTCAATCAATCTCCAATCAATTTCCAACCGATCTAGCAAATGTATCAACTCAAACATTTAATTCAATTGTAAATCCTACTATTATATCAGATTTTCCGGCAGGTTCGATTGGATTTCAAACATACTTGGATACAAATTATATGAGTGTTGATGAAACAAAATCTAATTTCTATTTCAATTCTACTACATATACTGGACCATAATGACAGAATATATTGACGGTAAACGAAAATGGCAATCTAAAATAACAGATAGAGATTTAGGATCAGGATGGGTTGAACCAGGATCGGCGGCCAATGAAGAAACTCAACCAGAATATCCATTTAATAATGTTCAACAAACCGAATCGGGACATTTATTTGAATTGGATGATACGCCCAATAGAGAAAGAATTCGATTACAACATAGAATGGGAACATTCATTGAAATGCATCCTAATGGTGATGAAGTTCACAAAGTTTATGGTGACGGATACGAGATAACAATATGCGATAAAAATATTGAAGTTAGAGGTCATTGTAGCGTAATAATTAAAGGCGATTCTGTAATAACAGTTGAAGGCAATAAAACAGAAAAGATTAAGGGCAACTATGATTTAGTTGTAGATGGGGATTTTAATCATGCTGTAAAAGGAGATTGTAATATTCTATCAGAAAGTGATATGCAAATTGGTGCAGGTGGATCATTATCTGATGTTGCTGGAATAGGAACAGGATCATTGACATTGTTGTCAGGTCAAGATATATCAGTCGCAGGTGATTTTATGGTAGAAGGTGGAATTGTCGCCGACATGGTAACTGCTAAGTATAGTGTAGATGCGGGATTAGGAATAACAGCAGGTCCATTAGGATTTGTTACTATGTTAGGGGGTGTATCCGTTGGTATACCAGTTGCGATACCAGGTCAAGTGAATGCGATAGAAGAAGTAAATGCACCACTCGCCAATTTTGGTATCATGAATGCTGTTTTAATGCATGATATCATTAATTCCAAGATATACAATACTCATATCCATAAAACAAAAGTTGGTCCAACATCACCACCTAAAGGTAAATTCGTTTAATGGCAAACACTCTTTTCGGCTTATTGAATTACTCATTTGCGCCAGCAAATGCAAACGTAATCATCGAATTTTCAAATGATACAACTAAAATGATGAACACGTTATCATTATTAATTCCTGAATGGGGTTATAATGATATTAAAGATGCTAATGTATCCGGTTATATGAAAAATCCAGTAGGAAATGTTACTAATTCCATATTGGATATCGTCACATCTATTTACACATCATCAAGCAATGTTCCCAATATACATCAAATATCAACTTCAGCCAATGTTGCTATCAATGCTGTCAGTAATTTTTATCAACATACTCAAAGAATATCTGGAATAAATGAAATTGAAGCCAATACGGCAGAATTACCACATTATGAAACAGCAGTTGGCATTGGCAAAACTATCGCATTTATGACGTATCAAGCAGACCAATATGCAAATGGCGCTACTATATTAGGATCATTTACTAGCATATTGGTGGAACCGGAATTACAAGTATTATTGGATGAAATAACGGATTATCCCGGAATAATCAATAATAGTGTATCTTATAATTATCTAACATATCAAATGGAATCTAATGTATCAACGACTGTTAGAAATACTATATCCGATAGTATGAATAATATCGTAACATTTGTTGATACTAGACGCACTCATGATGAAAATTTTTACGCTAATTCTAGGATAATATTGGATCAATATAATGAAATTAAAAAATATACAAGACTCGGTGAAACTGAGAATTTCTTATTGCAAAATTATCTAGGCACCGATAAATTATTGACTAGATTAAATGATGAGACTTAAATTTTAGTTAAATAATTAAATTTCTTTTCATATTCTCCACATTTTTCTAAAATATTTTTTTCTGCTACTAGATGCCAACTACCCCAACAACTCCAAGATACACGTATTTTATATTCTATCTTGTATCCGGATCGTCCGCGTGAAGGCGTATGTTCTAGTATTCCGATATGTGAAATATATCCCGTTTCTATAATTTCTTTTGTACAAGAACCGTCGGCATCGTACTCAAATCTTTTGAATTTGACTTTATCGCCAATTTGATACAGAAAATCATACATAATTTAATTCCTTATCAATTAATCTTCACTATGTAATCATTTTACATTAAAAATTTCTTACTGTCAAGAATTATTTTAAACATATTTCATTCGCGCATATTTAACTATCATAAATAGATAAATATTCAATAATTATTCAATAATGGCCAATCAATTATCATCAATTACAGCTAGAGAATATCGAGACTTGGATCTGAATTTCAATATTCATCCAATTAGAAAAGATATCAATAAGCATGTTGGTGATATGGCAGTGATTTATGCTGTAAAGAATTTAATTATGTTGAATCATTATGAATCTCCTTTTCAACCTGATAAAGGTTCTAATGTTAGAAGATTATTATTTGAACCTTTAGATAATATCACAGCAACAGCATTAGAACGAGAGATTAGACAAACAATAACTAACTATGAACCTAGAGTTAGTGTTAAGAATATCACAGTAAATGCCGATCCTGATAATAATGCATTTCAGGTAACCTTAGAGTTTTTCATATTGAATCGATCCGATCCAGTGATCGTCAATGTAACACTATCAAGAATTCGATAATATGCCATCAAATAGAACAATAATAACACAATTAGATTTTGACACAATCAAAGAAAATCTAAAAACTTTTCTACAAAGTCAAAGTCAATTTTCAGATTATAATTTTGAAGGTAGTGGTTTAAATATTCTATTAGAAATTCTAGCATTGAATACTCATTATAATGCATACTATCTCAATATGGCAGTAAATGAGGCATTCCTAGATACCGCGGTATTGAGAGATTCTGTAGTATCACATGCCAAAATGCTAGGATATACTCCATATTCAATTCATGCATCTAAAGCGATTGTTGATTTATATGCGAATGTTAAAAATAACGATTCTATCATAACTCTTCCTAGAGGTTTCACCTTTAGAGCTGAGATATTGGACAATCAATCGCATCAATTTGTACTATTAGAAGAGCAATCAGCTAGTGCTGCTAATGGAAAATTTTATTTTGAAAATCTTGAAATATATGAGGGTTCATTAATAACATATGATTTCACGTATAATGCAACAACAAATCCAAAGAAAACTTTTAGTTTAGCTGATTCAAATATTGACACCGAATCGATTATAGTACAAGTTCGAACGAGTGATGCAAACACCGATATTGCAGTATATACACTAGCATCAGATATTTTAGATATTGATGATACAAGTCAAATATATTTTCTACAAGAATCAATCGGTGGTAAATTTCAAATATATTTCGGTGATGGAATAATAGGCAAAGAATTAATAGATGGCAGTATTATAACGGTCAGTTATCTAGTAACTAATGGTGAAACTGCGGATAATTTATCAAATTTTGTCGCAACGGCATCTGTTGGATCATATACGGATTTTAATATCACCACAATATCCAATTCAACTGGAGGTAGTCAACGTCAGTCGGTTGATAGTATAAAATATTCGGCAGTTGCACAATATTCCACTCAGAATAGATTGGTAACAATAAAAGATTATGAAATTTATCTACAAAACAAATATCCTTCTATCCAATCATTATCTATATGGAGTGGCGCAGAAGAAACACCACCTGTTTATGGTAAAGTATTTGTTTCAATAAAACCTAAGAATAATTATTATTTATCTGAAACAGAAAAACAATCAATTATTGATAATATTCTACAACCAAAAACAATGATTTCAATATCAACTGAAATTGTTGATCCAGAATATCTATATGTGTTGATTCATGTTGATGCAAAATATAATAAAAATAAAACCACTTTATCGAATCAACAAATTAAAAATGCAATTCGTGATAAAATTTTGACATATAATGAAAATAATCTAAACAAATTTTCAGGTATTCTTATAGTATCGCGTTTACAAGATGAGATAGATTCTGCCGATAATTCTATCATCGGAAATGATGTCACATTAAAATTACAAAAGAAATTTACTCCAATACTCAATACATCATATACCTATAATATTAAGTTCAATGTACCTTTGAGAAAAGGTACTTCGGGCAATAAATTGACATCTAGTGAATTTTATATGAAGGATATTAATAATACAACCAGATTAGTTGCACTGGAAGAAATACCAAATTCTGATACGGGCATTAGTGCGATCAATGTTGTGACACCAGGATACAATTATACAAGTGCGCCAACAGTTACGATAACAGGTGATGGGTATGGTGCAGAAGCAATCGCAAAAATTGTCAATGGAAAAATAGAATCATTTGAAATTACTAAAAGAGGATTTGACTACTCGAAAGCAGTTGTAACTATTACTGGTGGCGGTGGTACTGGCGCATCTGGTGCGGTGATAGTTGATGCTAAGATTGGTGAACTTCGCACAGTTTATTTTGATGCAAATGCTGAAAGAAAAATTGTAAATTCATCTGCGGGTACTATTAATTATCATACGGGTGAAATCAAGTTATCGGATTTAAAAATATTATCAACAGTTGAGAACTCCGAAACAATAAAAATAACAATAGAATCGCAACTTGGCTTATTGGAAAGCTACAAGAATACCATATTATATATGGATCCAACAGACCCAAGTACAATAGAAGTGAATTTAACTCAAGTTTAATATGACTGATTTTAAAACATCTTTCATTGTAGATAAACAAGTTCCTCAGTTCATTAGAGAGGATCATCCTAAATTCATATCTTTTTTAGAAGCGTATTATGAATTTCTTGAAAATGAGCAATTTACGGATGGTGATTCGCAACTAAACGATGTAACTACTCAATTAAAAAAGTTCAAATATATATCGGATATAGATAGGTCATTGGATGATTTTGAAGATCGATTTATGGCAATGTTCGCACCTTTGATTCCAGCCGATACAGTATTAACTAAGGACTTTCTATTAAAACATCTTTTTCCATTATACAATTCTAAAGGTTCAGAGAAGTCTTTTAGATTACTTTTTAGAATGCTTTTCGGTGAAGAGATTGCAATCAAAACACCTAAAGATAGTATCCTTAAATGTTCAGATGGTAAATGGAAAGTTGAAAAAATTCTTCGAATTGATCCAACAATTCAATCATATTATACAGGTGATGGAACAACGACTGAATTTCTATTACCACAGGAAATTTCAGCTAATGAATACACTGTATATATTGATGATATATTACAAGTTACCGGATATTTTGTCAAGAAAGAACTTAAAAAGATAATATTCGATTCCGCTCCAACCAATAATGCAATAGTAAAGATTTTATATACAAATTTTGACGTATCATTGTTGGCAAATAGAAAAATAATAGGCGAATCATCTAATGCGTCCGCTGTTATTGAAAAGATAAACATTAGAAATATTTCTAGCGAATATTATTATCAGATATACATTGACAATAAAACAATAGTTGGATCATTTCTAAATGGCGAAACATTGACTTGCGATATTATATCAAATGATGTATTGATTAATATAAGACTTTCGACACTATCTCAGTTAGATAGAATAGATATTGTCAATCCTGGTGCTAGTTACAATGTTGGAGATTATGTCACATTCTTAGATTCTGCCCCGACACCCGCAGTTGCTATAATCAATGATGTTGAATCTGGAACTATTGAAGATGTCATAGTTTTAAATGGTGGTGCAGGTTTTAAGGTTGGTGATAATGTTAAGGCAGTTGGAATATCGAATACTGCATTTGAAGGTGATGTGATATCAGTAGATTCAACTGGTAGAAATACATTGAATACTGTAACAATATATACTGATATAATATCAGATTATCAAAATATTGTATTGAGTAATACAAATTATGGATTTCCAGTTGTTGGAACAGAAAATACCAATACTTCTATTATCAATGCGCTAAGTTCGGTAGTCATAACCGATCTTGGACCAATCACCGCAGCAAATGTAATGATCTCCACTATATCATCGGATGAAGTGATTTACGTTGAGCCAACACATATCGCAGGCAATATTAGATTAAATGATATTGGTATTTTGGGAAAAATCAATATTGCAAATGCTGGTATAAATTACACAATCGGAGAATATCTACAATTCAATAATTTATCCGGTGATTATAGTGGGCGGAATGCCAATGCCCATATCTCAAATGTTGCAGCTAATGGCGCAATCACAGCAGTTACTATTAATAATGGTGGTCAAGGCTATCAAAATGAACTATTGCCTATTATAACTATATCAACAGCTAACGGCACTGGTGCAAATTTAGTAGTAACGACTATTATGGGTGAAGGAGAATCTATTCAGGGAGTGCTACCTAGGGACGCCGATGGTAATATTGTATATGCTGGACAGATTAAATCCATAAGAATATTGGAATCCGGTGCTGGATATGTAGCATCTCCTAGAATTGATCTAAGCGGCAAAGGTAATGGATTGGCGACAGCGAATGCGATAATTCAAGATAGTATTCAAATATTACCCGGAAGATGGACTTCAGCAGATGGTATTTTATCATCAGATGAAGCAAGAATTCAAGGTAGAGATTATTATATCAATTATTCATATCTAATTTCATCCCAGGTTGAATTCAAAAAATACAAGAAACTACTCCATGACATCATGCATCCAGTAGGCATGATAGATTATTGTGAATATAATATAAAGGATACGATTAATTCTGAAACAGGATCAATAACCAATATATTGAATACTAGAGATATTTCGGGAACAGTCAATACAAATAGTTCAATCTATGTTATTGGAACAAATACGAAATTTGTATTATCCAATACAAATGGAATATTAGTTCCGGGCGCAAATATATCAATAAATAATTCAATAAAAACTGTCAATACAATTTTAAGCAATACTATGTTAACCGTCACAAGTGCGTATTCATTTACAGCAAATGCCCAGACTTTAACTATAATATCATAAATATCAGATGGCTAATACATACACATCACTATCACTTTCCTACGATACCGCTAGACGATTTGTTGAAGATTTTTCAGCGGAAGATCACGATCAAACAAAATATGTGTTTATCGGCAATTCTAATCAATATGCCAATTCTGATACAACAATACCAGATGTTGTTGATTCCATTGCAACTGAGAAAACCATTTGGGATTCGATGTTTGCAGCTAAAAGAATAACGGGAAACGATGTATCATTAGTTATTCCTAGAAAAAATTGGACTGCGAATACAAAATATAGACAATATGATGATATTGTCGATTCAACGACATTATTAAGCGCCAATACTACACTGAACTTGGAACCAATGTATGTTATAACATCAGATTTCAACGTCTATAAATGTCTATCAAATAATGCATCAAATACACAAGGATCAATAGTAGAACCAACCGGTGATTTCACAACATCCAATGGATTTATTACGACAACGGAAAATGGTCAAAATGGATATACTTGGAAATATCTATTCAATGTAAAACAATCTAATAAATTTCTAACAGACGATTGGATTCCAGTACCATATCTTTCAGATGCGCTGGACTACGGATTGAATGCTTCAAATTTCGTTGAAGGAGCGATTGCTAGTATTATTGTTACCAATTCTGGTTCAGGTTATATTGACTCCAATGTCGCTGTTACATCATATTTGAGTGGAACCAATATCATATCTGTCGCCAATACTGCCAATATTTCTAATAATATGTTTGTTACGGGAAATGGTATTATAACAGGTACATATATAACTAATTTAGATACGATATTTAAAAAAATCACTCTATCAACCCCCACAATATCCGCTGGCTCAGGCGAAATATCATTAAAAACTAGAGTCGATATTCAAGGTGATGGTAACGATGACACAACAACTGAAATAAAAATAACAAATACAACTATAACAAAAATAGATGTAACCTCGATAGGTACGGGATATTCAACAGCTAATGCCATAATATATGGCACAGGAACAAATGCGACTGCAAGAGTTATATTGAGTCCAAAATATGGGCATGGTTATAATCCAGCCAGAGAATTGGGCGCAAATAATGTAATGATTGTCGCAAAGTTTGGAGAGATCGATGCATCTGAGAATGGTATCATATCAATCGATACGTCATTTAGACAACATGGAATATTATCTAATGCGCATCGATATGGAGAAAATGCAAGACTATCCACAACAAATGCGAACACCGTTATTTCTCAGACTCTCGATTTAACATTGTTGCCAGGAACTAATTATGATTTAAACGAATTTGTATATCAAGGCACTTCTAATACAGATTCGACTTTTTCAGGTGTTATTCATGCTCAGAATTCGGATACCAACACAGTTAGATTGATAAATACAAAAGGAACAATAGCAATAGGTTCTTTACTTAAAGGAAATATTACTTCCAGAATTGTATCAGGTGTTGATTATCCATTTTTTGAGCCATATTCCGGTGAAATTTTATTCGTTAAAAATGCATCAAAAGTGGATAGATATGATGGTCAATCAGAAAATATAAAAATAGTAATTAATTTTTAAAGGTTAAAAATGTCAATTAAAGATTCCCTAGTCAATAATCCATATTATGATGATTTTGATGAGGATAAACAATTTGTAAAAATATTGTTTAGACCAGGCTACGCAGTTCAAGCTAGGGAACTAACTCAGCTACAATCAATACTTCAAAACCAGATTAGTCGATTTGGTAAACATATATTCAAAAATGGTAGTATGGTTCTAGGTGGACAGACACTATACGAGAATACGGATGTTTTTTATCTAAAAGTCAATTTAACAGATTTAAATGGTTCAACAATAGATGTTGAGAATTTTTTAAATAAATATATTGTTGATTCTGCTACCGGTAGTATTAGAGCATTAGTTGTAGCCGTACAGGAATCTACGGATTCGACAGACAATACATTAGTTATCAAATATTTTTCTAGTGGAACATTTGGTAATTCTACTGATATTCAAGATGAAAGTGGTGAATATTTCGCAACAACTGTAACCTCTTCAGCAACAGGTGCAAGTTCTATTGTGAGTATTGGTGAAGGTGTTTTTTTCTATGATGATTTTTTCGTGAAAGTATTAGATCAAACAATAATATTAGATGCCTATGGCACAACGCCTTCGTATAGAATAGGATTGGAATTAATTGAGAGTATTGTCGATGAAAATTCAGATTCTAGTTTATTGGATCCAGCATTAGAGGCATCCAATTATCAAGCACCAGGCGCAACTAGATATAAAATAGAATTAACATTGGCTAAACGATCTTTAACGTCAACCGATGATACAGCATTTATTGATTTAGTTAGAATAGAAAATGGCACTGTAAAACAACGATTAGTTTATCCTCAATATGCAATGTTGGAAGATACGCTGGCTCGTAGAACATTTGATGAATCTGGAAATTATACTGTTAGACCATTTACTGTAACAATGACGGATGATGTTGTATCAAATAATGGAAATGGATTCGCTAATAGTTACAATTTAATTGTTAGTCCAGGCAAAGCGTATGTAAGAGGATATGAATTTGAAACTATTGCACCAACAACAATAGTGTCAAAAAGAGCGCAAGATTCTGCAAATGTAACCAATCACAATCAAACATTCAATTATCAAAATTATATTGATGTTACTAATTTAAGTGGACCAATAAATTTTCAAGATTTCACAACATTGAATGTTCATTGTGTGCCAGCGGCAAGTATCGCCACAACCAACACCGATACGATAATGGCCACCGATATTGGCACTATTCGTATTAGAGCATTAGATTATCAGTATGGCGCAAACACAACGAGTATCGCAAATGGTGTGTTTAGAGCGTATGTATTCGATTCAACAATAGGATCAAAAATTGGTCGGGCATCAGGTGGCACCGCTAACACAATCATATTGGATCAATTAGCATCAACTGCTAATGATAGTTATCGCGGTGCCAAGATTCGATTATTGGCAACTGCGAATGAATATAATGCAAACTCTTTTAGTAATACCATTATGCATGTAAGTGGTGTTTCCTCTAAAAATATAGCAGTTGGTAATAGAGTATTTGGTCCAGGAATAAATGTTGCGTCCTATATTTCTTCAATTAATACTTCAACAAATTTAGTTACACTTTCAGCAAATACACAATCCAGTTTAACATTGAATTCATTTGCCTTTATAGCAGAAACAAATTATGGAGAAATAGATACTAAAATTATTGATTCTTATAATGGTGTTAATAGAACAGCTAGTATTGGAGATTCGACTTGGGCAAACACTCCGAATACTTCGTTTGTATACTCATTAGATTTTCAATTTAGAGATGCTGAATCATTTGTTGCAAATACAGGAACGACGATTCATACAAAAATTAATATTTCTGATGATAGCAAATATTCAATTTTGGTTGATGATTATGAAGGCGCATATTTAACTGAGACTAATTTCAATTCATTGATATGGAAATTGCCACACTTCGCTATTAAAGAAAATTCTATTTCTGGTATTGAATATTATGCTAGACAATTATATTCTGGCACATTTTCTGCGAATGTACTAACATTTTCAACCGATACTGGAATACAATCAATAGTTACTGGTTCGCCAATTAGTGGTTCAGATGCAGTTGATAATTTTCTAGTAGTATTGCGCGGCGGCACTCCAAATGGATTAGCAAATAATACTGTAATAAATTTTTTAGATCCTTCTAATACAGTTGCATCCGATGGTACTACGATAACGGTAACAGTTCCTGGTGCAGGCGCAGCCGTCGCAGATGTCTATATGAAAATTGACATACCAACTACTCAGCCAGCTAATATTAGACGTAGAAAACTAAAAAAATCAGCTAATTCATCCATTGTTACTACAACAGGCGGTGAAGTAATTGTTGCTGGTAATGCCTCAGTATTATTTACTGATCAAGTAGATCAACCAGGTGTTCAACTATTATTATCTAGCAATAATATAACCACTTTAAAAACTCCTAATGAACCTCAATCGCTATATGTATCTGATATTATAACATTAGTCGCTGTTAAGGATTTTGGTGCAAATACCGCTACTACAGCTAATTTAGCATATGCTGCCGATATTACTGCAAGTTATCGTTTAGATAATGGTCAGAGAGATAATTCATACGAACATGCGTCTATCAGTTTGATTGCTGGCGAAACGGCGCCATCCGGTAATGTCGCAATATTTGCTGATTATTATAAACATGAGGGTTATGGTTATTTTTCAGTAGATTCGTATGAAAATGATGCTTATGCTGATATTCCAACATACGTTTCCCCTAATTCAGGTGAATCATATAAATTAAGAGATTGTTTTGATTTTAGACTATCCAAGCAATCTGGGCTAAATGGTTTACGCGGCAAGTATAATGAGATTTATCTTGGAATATCGGGAACATCGGCACAATTTAACTATGCATATTATTTGCCTAGAATAGATAAATTAGTAGTCACTAAGAATAAGACATTTGATATTATTAATGGTGCATCATCGCTAACTCCTATTCCTCCAAAGGATAGAGATGACGCAATGACAATTTATACTTTAATATTGCCAGCGTATACGGGTGAGACTGAACAAATAAAAGCAAGATTTGTTCAGAATCGGCGCTATACTATGCGCGATATAGGTGAACTGGAACAACGAATACAGAATATCGAATATTATTCAACCTTAAATTTCTTAGAAAAAGAAGCAATTCAAGAACAATTTTTAGACGATTCTACTGGATTACCTCGGGTCAAAACAGGTGTCGTAGTTGATCCTTTCACCGGATATAAAATAGCAGATGTTTCTTCTGAGGATTATAATGCTGCTATTGATATTCAAAATGGCGAAGTGCGTCCATCGATCAGAACCAAACAATTTAGATTTGTCCTAGAGGATTATGAGGTTGATTATAATACTGAAGGTGAATTGAATACTACGTTCAATGCAACATCTAAAATTGTCACTCCGGCTTTTACTGCTAATACCTTTATTCAACAGCCATTAGTATCTTTCACTAATAATATAAATCCATTCAGTTTAGATGTTAATTACGGTACAGCAGAAGCGGAAGAGATTGATCCAGAATATCCTGATTTGGAACAACCGCCGGAAATAATCGATAATACTAATGGTATAAATGATTCTTGGGCATATTGTTCTCAAAATTTTAGAGATTTGCGATCCAGAAGTAATCTCAATTCAATAAAAAAAGAAGAATTCGAATGCTATAGAAGAGAATGGGGTTGGTGGTACAATCGAATAAAAGCTGATAGTCCACATACAGCAAAAAAACTCGAAAAAGAAATTACGAAGTTAACGAAAGAAGGATTATATGATTCCAATTTCGATGATTTTATCAATTCTTTAACAGCGGAAGTATTAAACGGCGCATCAAAACCATCCGATTTAGTATCTAATCTTGATTCATTGACAACTATGTTGAAATCAGTGAATTTAAGACGCCGCAGAAAGAATATTTATTTTAGAGCGAAAGGTTTAAAACCAAATCGTCTAGTAACAACATATTTGAATGATGTTAACGTATCTAATTTTGTTCTTAAACCAGATGTCATTCAAATTGAACATGATGAAATTCCTAATAGTGCCCATTGGCTGAAACATTGGACACATGATTTTAGAAACGGTGAAATTTTCAAAGTTAGAATTGAAAGTAGTGGTAAAGTAATTGCGAGAGGCACGATTGATTATATTGAAAGAGTATCATCTAACGTCGCAAATATCCATGTTTATGTTACGGAATCTGGCGAAGATGCTCTTTACAACAATAAAGATACTGAAAGAGTATTGATACCAGGCGATGATACATATATCAGATCAGGCCACTTTGGTAAATGGTGGAATAAAAAGAATTGTTCGGCTAACAATAAAATCATTGCATATTATCCAGGATTTTCTATGTGCAATGTTGTTACCGCAAATACTGTACAAGTAACGGGTAAATTTGCCAATTCTAATGTTTCCTTTACGAATAATACTATCACTGTAGTATCAGGTGACGGTGCTGGTAAAAAATATAATGTTGCATCATATAATGTTCAAACCAGAACAATAACTATATCAGGAACATTCAATCCTCTTCCGGGTGGTATGTATAATACTTATACCGATAATCGTGGAAGAACGCGAAATGTTCGAGATGAAGATCGTTCTATGATAACTATTGGTGATTGTTATACCGATGGTAGAGGAACATTTCCTGGTTTGTTGATGTCACCATCTATCGTAGAAAACGATGATGAATTGGGACTAACAATTAATCGATATAATAAAAATCGATTGAAATTTGTAACTGCTAATACAGAATCAGTATATCCGCCAGCCCCTAAAGCAAATTCAGCAGGACCATTCGCGCAGACATTTATAGTGGATGAAAATATTCATCCTCAGGGATTATCTATAACATCTGTTAAATTATTATTTGCCGCAATAGATGATTCTCTTCCTGTAAATATACAAATTAGACAGACTACACCAGATGGAATTCCATTTTCATCAGGTATGATCGATTCTATATTACCAGGCGCATCCATATATTTGAATCCTAGTGATATTACTGTAATATCAAATACTACAATATCACAAATGGGTGAATTTGAGTTTAATCCATTTTATGAGCCAGGCGTTAGTGCTAATACAAGTGCAACAGCAGGATATATGTCATTAGCCAATTCTGCACCATATTACACCGAGGCAACTTTTAGTCAACCTATATTTTTAGATCCAGGTAAATCTTATGCGCTTGCTATAACATCGGCATCAGGTGAATATGAATTATATATGGCGCGGTTAGGCGATAAGATATTAGGAACAAATAGATTGATTACTGCGCAACCATATGTTGGCACACTATTCAAGATTCAGAATTCATCTGTTTGGGAACCATTTCCAAATGAAGATATTGCATTTGAATTAACAAAAGCAACATATGATGTTATTCCTGCGGTATTTAAAATGCGATTAAGAGCGCGTCCACAAGATTTATCAAATTATGGTTTACAAGGTATTGAATTATATGATGCAACAGCGCCTTCATCCAATGTGAATGTTAATGCATTATATATTACAACAGAAGAAAATGCCTATGTAAATGCGAATGCTTCTTATAAAATAAGAACAACATATTATGATGGAACACAAGATATTTTTAGAAATATAGAAACGGATACCAATATTGAATTCTATGATGATTTTGGTCCAAGAATAATTACTAGCAATAATCAGTCATTTATTCTTGAAGCTACGCTTAAAACAATAAATCCTGATATTGCACCATCTCTTGATATTTCTAAAATTAATATGGTCACAATTGAAAATATCATAGACAATAATGCAATTTCTAATAGTGATATTTTCATAACAAATCCAGGTCAAGATCATAATGTAATGACGGTATCAGTAGCAATATCTGGGGGTGGTGGTACTGGCGCAACTGCTACAGCAAACGTTGTATCTGGACAAATTGATGATATTTATATAACAAATACTGGTTCCGGTTATACTGGTTCACCCACCATTACGATTACAGATTCAAATGCCACAATATTAGCCGAAGCTGTTATCATAGGTGAAGATCAACCATTCGGCGGAGTAGGTGACGCTAAATATATAACTAGAAAAATAACTTTGGCAGATGGTTTTGATGGTGGAGATATTAGAGTATTATTCTCCGCACATAAACCAAGAAATACTGAGATCGATGTTTACTATAAGGTCCTGTCACAAGATGATGCAGATAGTTTAACAAATAAACGCTGGACACTGATGACATTGATTGGTGGATTGAATAGTTATTCTGAGAATAAAAATGAGTATAAGAATTATATGTATGCTCCAGGATCAAATAATATTGCAGATAATTATATTAATTATGATGGTTTCACCAACTTTAAGTATTTTGCTATAAAACTTGTATTCAGGTCAACTAATTCCAACAAAGTGCCAAGAGTGAAGAATTTTCGCGCAATTGCACTATCGGAGCTTCTATAATGCGACAAATACCAATTAAAGACGATTTAAACTTTGCTAGAGATATGAAAAGCAATGCAATAATTCGCACAAATCCTAAAGAGTTGAATGATTTCAATTCGAAAAGAGCTAGAATATTAAAAGATATGAGCGATAAAGAGGAATCTAAATTGAGATTAGAGAAATTAGAAAATGATATGGCTTGTATTAAAAAACTGATTCAAGATATGGCATCTATAAGGTCAGAAAATGCCCATTAAACAGATAGAATTAGCAAATACATTTGGGGAATGGGTAACAGCAACACAAGCGACTATTACACAATGGAATACACTAGAACCAAATATTAATCTAGTATTCTATTATGCTAACAGTACAGTTAATGTATATACTGATACCGTTAATGTATATTCAAATACAGTAAATGTTTACTCTAATACAGTAACTCTCCATTCAAATGTGGTGAATAATCATACTAACGTTGTTATAAAATATGGTGAAACGTTAAATGTATATTCGAATACTGTAACAGTATATAATTCCATAAATGCCTTTGTTCAAGTTGCATATGATACTGCAAATACTGTTGAAATAATAGCCAATACTGCAAATAATACAGCTAATTTAGCATTTGCAACAGCAACTAATTCATATACACATGCTAATAGCGCACATGATAAAGCCAATACCGCATATATTCATGCTAATAGCGCACATGATAAAGCCAATACCGCATATATTCATGCTAATAGCGCACATGATAAAGCCAATACCGCATATATTCATGCTAATAGCGCATATACGACAGCAAATGATGCCCATCGACATGCTAATAGCGCATACGATAAAGCTAATACCACATATATTCATGCTAATAGCGCATATGATACTGTCAATACATTATTAGCACTTGCGAATACCGCTAATCTAGCAGTTATTACAAATACAACAAGTGATTCAAATCAATATAATATCGTACTTACTGCAAATTCTAGCGGTTTATTAACTAATGTTAAAGTATCGAATACTAGAATAACATTTCAGCCATCTACCGGCACAATACGATCAAATATTGCAAATACGGATATTATTAATATTAATGGTACAGTATTAGTAGATTCTAATAGAAATATTAGTAATGTTAAAGCAATTACTGAAACAGTATTTACCATTTCCGATGCATCAAATGTGGATATAAATCCCGCTAATGGAACTATTCAAGTTTGGACACTAGGCGCAAATAGAACGCCATACGCCAATTCATTTTCAAATGGACAAGCAATAACATTGATGGTAGCAGATGGTACGGCCAATACAATAACATGGTCTACTATAAATGTTCAATGGGTGGGCGCAGCGGCGCCTGCGCTGGCAACATCTGGATATACTGTAATAGAATTATGGAAGGCTAATAATTGGGTGTACGGTGCGAGAGTTGGGGATGTTGCAATATGAGTTGTATAAGCCGAAAACTTAGACGCGGTGTTAGTCAAGACATTGAGTTTGTTGGAAGCTCCCAAACTCAAAATCCATCTGCTAGTACAACATTGGTGATCAATAAGCCAACAGGGACACTTGATGGCGATTTGATGTTAGCATTTTGCTATAATGAAAGATTTAGTACAACAAGTCAATTTACAGCACCCGCAGGATGGACAAAATTAGTTGGCACTGACTTAGATTCTTCACTTAACCGTTGCTCGACGATATTCTGGAAAATTGCGGCTGCCGAAGGGTCTAATTACACATTTACTAATGAGTCGAGAATCAGTTCTGGTGCTATTTTGACATATAGAAATGCCAAAATAGGATTACATGGAGCATTTTCGGCACCCGCAGCAAATGCAATTCTACCAGAGATTAAGATTCCAACCGATAAATGTATATTATTAGCATCGATTCATAATGATAATGCAAGTACAACACTTGGAACTCCGTCAGGAATGTCTAGCGTCGTTAGTGATTCTGATGCAAATCGACCATCATATAAGATTTGCTCTCAAACAGTTGATGCCGGTTTAACTGGAACTAAAACAACATCTACAACTCCCGTTGATACTGGTACATACGGCATATTATTTTTTATAGTACCCGCATCTTATACCCCACCTGAAATAACATTTGTAAATAGTGCTAGTAATCAAAACACATCATCTGGGATAACACAATTAACAATCAATAAGCCAACAGGCACTATTGAGAATGATTTATTGATAGCATTTGTTGTGACTTCAACAAGTGAAACTTGGACTGGAGATACTGGATGGACAGAAATTGGTGATCTCGGCAGTCGACCATCTTTAAGAGTTGCGTATAAAATAGCAACAGCATCGGAAGCAAGTAGTTATACATTCACAACAGGAACTACGACCAATCAACCAAGCGGAACTATTTTGGTATATAGAAATGCAACCTATGATACGATTGGAAGTTTTGCTTCCGGTACTGATCCTGTGTCAATTGCATCTATCAATATTGCCGAAAATTATTCGAGATTAATTGCATGTTTTGCTAGAAGTTCAGGATCAGTTACAATTCTAGCTCCAACAGACATGTCAACAATAGTTACTGAAAATGATACAACTGATCCGTCATATGCAATTTTCGATCAACTTGTAGGATATGGCGCATCTAGTGCCAGATCAGCAACGTTAGGTTCATCCTCCAATGTTTGTGGCATCATGCTGGCAATTAAACCAACCTCATAGAATCAATCATGTACGCTAAAATAATAAACAATCAAATCATTGAATATCCGTATAATCCAGAAAATCTTAAACTGGATTATCCTCAAACATCTTTTCCTGCATCTTTAACACCAGATTTTTTAGAAAATCACAATATTATAAATATTGTATCAAAGGGTATTCCTACACATAATAAATTAACACATAAAGTAGTAGAAATCGATCCCACATATAATACTACTAAAAAACAGTGGGAACAATCTTATTCAATTGTTAATTTATCTGTAGCCGAATCGAATACTATAATATCGATCATCATAACAGAAATATCTATTGAAGTACAGAAAAGATTGGATGATTTTGCTAGAACAAGATATTACGATAATATTTTAAGTTTATGCACATATGCCAATTCTAGTAATCCTAAATTTCAAGTAGAAGGTACATACGGATTACAAGTTCGAGATTCTACATGGAACATTATATATCAGATATTCGAAGATGTAAAGAATAATATAAGAGAGATGCCACTAACTTATGAAGAGATTGAATCTGAGTTACCTATATTAACTTGGCCAACCTAGAGAGAAATAAATGGCAGCATTTACGGAAATTTATATTGAACAGTATTCTGATTTTTCAACTATATTGAATGTATTAGATACTCAAGGAGATTATCTTGATCTATCCGGCTATTCAGCGGAATCTCAGATAAGACAATCATATTATTCCGAGACGTATTCATCATTTAACGTTTCCATTACAGATGCTTCGACTGGAGAGATAACATTAAGTTTAACTTCGGCCAATACTGCAAATTTAGAAGCGGGTAGACAACAATTTGATTTAATCATTACGTCTCCTGCCAATAATATAACTAGAGTTATTGAAGGTGTTGCTATTGTATTACCTGGTGTGACACATGGCTAATATTGGTCAGGTTATTATTCGACAACCAACGCAGACTAGGATGTCTATCGTTGATCCATCGATTGCGCCTACTCTCACAGTAACTTTAAATGATTTAACTGATGTCAACACAGCAAATGTTGCTAATGGATATACATTAGTCTATAACTCAAACACTAATAGTTATGAGATGAAACCTCTCGAATTATCAAATCTTGGAATAGCATCTATAGAAGGCGGCACTTTTTAAAAAATAGGGAAAAAACATGGCAAACACTACAATACAATTAAAATATTCATCCGCAACTGCGACTCCAACAACATTGAATGTTGGTGAAGCAGCGTATTCATTTACATCTGATAAGTTCTTTATTGGAAACACAACAAATCATGTGCTAACAATAGGCGGAAAATATTATACGACATTAGTGGATGCCGCCACGGATGCTAATACAGCGTCAGCTATAGTTAAACGAGATACTGTTGGTATGTTTAGCGCAACTGCAGTAAAAGCTGATTTATTCGGAAATGCCAATACTGCCACTAAATGGCAAACTGCTAGAAATATAGGAGTATCGGGTGATGCAAATGGTATTGTATCAGTTGATGGATCAGCTAATGCTAATATTCCATTAACATTAGGTAATTCCGGTGTAGCTGCGGGGTGGTATGGTGACAGTACAACTATTCCAGTTTATCAAGTAGATTCAAAAGGTCGAATAACCGCGGCAGCTAATGTTGGATTAACTGCGGGTTCATCTACCGTTCAAATTGCTGGTGATACTGGCGCTGATTCTGTCGCACTTGCAACAGATACTATTACATTTGTTGGTGGTGATGGAATAACAACCGCAGTATATTCCGCCAATAGCAATGTTCGATTCGATGTTGATGGCACTGTTATAAGAACTACCGGAACAAATCAGACGATTGATGGAAGTTTAGCGATTACTGGTAATTTAGTTGTTAGCGGAAATACGATAACACATGATGTTGACAATATCAAAACAGATGATTCACTGATTCAATTAGCAGCAAACAATGCAGCAGATATATTAGATATTGGTATATTCGGAACGTATGTTAATGCTGGTACCAAATATACAGCATTCTTTAGAGATGCCTCAGATTCGGGCAAATTCAAATTAATGACTGGTGGTACAGAATTACCAAGTGCTGTTAGTAATACTGTAAATGCTGCGGCATTCTCAAGAGCAACACTAGATGCAAATTTCACCGGCGGTACTGTATCTGGACTATCATCCGTCATAGCAATAGCAGATGGTGGTACTAATGCATCATCTTTCACAACTGGCAATCTAGTACATTTCAATGGAACTTCCCTAGTATCATTAGCAAATTCTACATATACTTTAACAGGTGGATTAGCCAATTCTAATACAATTACGTCAATTACGGTTGACGGTTTCGGTAGAGTGACCGCAGCAACAGGTGCGACAATCAATATTAGTGCAACACAAATTGGCTCTGGAACACTTACTGTCACAAGAGGTGGTACTGGTGTTGGATCATTCACTGCTAATGGTGTTGTAATTGCTGGACTAACTTCAACAGCGGCATTATCATCTGTAGCATCTTCGACAGAAGGTCATGTACTACAGATAAATACATCAGGAATTCCGACATTTGCACATTTACAAGGTGGTACATTTTAACATATGGATATAGAATATCAAAATACATACACACAAGTTTTAGTTGAAAATTTCGATGCAGTAATTAAGCAAAATTTTCAGTTCCAAACGCAGATTAGAGTGTTGGAAAAACTCATTCAAGAAAAAGATGAATTATCATCGAAATTAAATGAGTCTACAACTAAGATTCAAGAATTAGAAAACATAATCAACGAAAAACAAATAGAATTAGCTGGAACTAATGAATTAAAACAACGTATTATCGATACTGATTATATACTTAAAGAAAAAGATCGCATACAAATAGCATTAAATGATTATATGCAAAAATATTCAAAATGTGAACGTGAATTTAATCAGTTTAAAGATAAACATGCGATAGAATGCACTGACCATCTCAATGAGATCGCAGAACTGAAAGATTATGTAAAAATACTGGAATCAAATGTTCCTTCGAGTAAGTTAAAAAAGTTAATTAAACCGAGAGATGATGGTAGCACCTTTTAATGTCAAATACAACAATTGAATTAAAATACTCACAGGTTGCAGCGAATGTTCCAACATCATTGGCTAATGGTGAAATTGCTATCAATACTAATGATGGCAAAATATTCTACAAAGATCATACAGGAACCATTCAAGAATTTGGTGGTTCAGGAACACCCGCAGGTATTAATGGTGAAATACAATTCAATAATTCAGGTGTCTTTGGGGCAACATCTAATTTATCGATAAATCTGGCAACAGGTAATACCAGCGCACAAGCTTTACATACTAGATCATGGATTCAATGGCCAGACGGCACTAAACAATATACTGCGAATGCTGGCGGAGCAGGCGGCACAATTGCTGCGGTTGATGTTAAAACATACACAGCAACAGCAGCGCAAACTACATTTGCCGTAACATATACGTCACCGTATGTTCTAGTAACGTTGAATGGTGTAGTATTAGATCCAAATGAATACACAGCAACTTCTAATACCAATGTCGTATTAACGACAGCAGCATCGGCAAATGATCTCGTTCACTTGATAGGATTTGCTGGTGAATCAATTACAGTGATAGCTGATGATTTAGATCAATATGCAAGAAATCAGGCTAATGCAGCATTTGATAAAGCAAATACTGATGTTACTAATATATCAACTACAGCAACAGTATATGGAAATACTACATATACAACACAAATAAATTTGGCAGCAAATGGTAGAATTAATAGTATAACAAATACCGCCATTGCTTTTCCTGTTAGCACCGTTGCAGGAGATACTGGTGCAGTTGCCAATTCTAGTATATTAGCTGGTCTATTAACAGTCGATGGTAGCGGTTCTGGATTAGATGCTGATTTGCTTGATGGTAAAAATGGATCGGAATATGCTAATACGTTACATACACAGGCAGCTTTCGATAAAGCAAATACTGATGTTACTAATATAACAACTACCGCAACAGTATATGGAAATACAACTCACATTACGCAAGTAAATCTCGCTGCAAATGGTCGAGTTAATTCAATAGTTAATACCGCAATTGCTTTTCCTGTTACTTCGGTATCTGGTGATACTGGCGCAGTTGCAAATTCTAGTATATTAGCTGGTCTATTAACGGTCGATGGTAGTAGTTCTGGATTAGATGCCGATCTATTAGATGGACTTCAAGGAACATCATATGCTAATTCGAATTATACTGCAAGCGCGTATGCACAAGCAAATACGGCATCTATTAGAACTATTAATTTCCTAATAGATGGTGGTGGTTCTGTTATAACAACTGGTTCAAAAGGTAATGTTAGCATTGATTTTTCGGGAACAATATCCAATTGGAAAATATTCAATGATGTTTCTGGAAACATGACAGTTGATATTAGTCGTTCTAATTTAACTAATTTTGGAACATTTACCGCATCCGGTGGCAGTTCACCTTCTACAGTAGGACAATTAGCAAATTCTTCCTTTGCTATAAATTGGACTGGATTTACTACGGTATCGGCTAATGATGTGTTGCAGTTTTCTGTTAGTGGAACTCCCACAAATGCGACTAAAACAACAGTTTCTCTAAGAGTAGTTTCATAATGGCAGCAAAAGCATATTCTTTTTTAACAGGTAATACATCATGGGTGGTACCAAGTGATTGGAGTAACACTAATAATTATATTATATGTATAGGTTCCGGTGCTGGCGGCAATACGGGAGCGTCCACGTATGGTGCAGGTGGAGGTGGTGGCGCGGCATATGCTAGAAGTAATAATATAACATTAACACCCGGACAAACAGTTTATTTTAGTATTCCTGCTAATACCGCAGCGAATCTCAATGGCGCAAATACTTGGATTAATTGGACAGCAAATTCGCAACCAACAACAACTGCTAATGGTGTTTCAGCTAACGGCGGCTTAACGGCAATTGGATTGAATGCTGGCGCCGGTGGTTCAACAGCGCAATCTATAGGCAATCAAACATTCGCTGGTGGCAATGGTGGTGTCGGCGCAACAGGATCAACATTCACGGGCGGCGGTGGTGGTGGTGCAGCGGGAATCGCAGGTGTAGGTAGAACTGCGGGTAATGGTGACACTACTGCAACCGGTGATGATGGTGGCGGTGGTGGCGGTGGCGCTGGCGGAGCATCGTCTACAACTGGATCAAATGGTACCACCGCAGGTGGCGCGGGTGGGCAAGGACCAGGGGGCACCGGTTCTGGAACTGGTGGTAGTAATGCTGATGGTGGACCAGGATCAAATGGTGGCGGTGGCGGGGGTGGTGATAATGCGAGAAACGGCGGCATCGGTGGCACTGGAACTGATTTAGGGACTACGTTAAATAATTCAAATTCTGTTGGTTCCGGTGGCGGTGGTGGCGGTGCCGGTAATATGTCAGGCACTGTTGTTGCAGGTGGTGCGGGTGGCCGTTGTGGGGGCGGTGGTGCAGGAGGCAGACCGGGCGGCACTGGTGGAGGTGGATTAGTATACATCTTCTATGATGCTGCAGGAACAGCAAGATCATTTGCTATTATATGTTAATAAATATATAAAAGGATATTTCATATGCCAACAAAAAATAGACAATTAAGTGATCATCCACAAGTCATCAATATATCCAAGGCTAATAATAATCTTCTATTAGCAAATTCCGTAGTATGGCCGGATGGAACATTTCAAACTACAGCAGCAACAGGTGTTCAAGGTGGTTCAACAGGATTCGAACAACATTTTCTATTAATGGGCGGATAATAATATGGCAAATGCATATAAGGTGCTAGGACAAAGCAATCCAGAACTTCAAACTAATACTACATTATATACGGTACCTGCGGCAACACAAGCTGTTATATCAACACTAGCAGTTTGTAATAGATCAAATTCCACAAACTATAGAGTAGCTGTGCGTCCTGCCGGTGCAACTTTAGATGATAAGCATTATATCATATATGATAATTATGTCAATCAATATGATTCAGTTATGCTGACAATAGGTGCGACATTAGGTAATACTGATGTTGTAACAGTATATGCTGGAAACAATTGTTTATCTTTTACACTATTCGGATCAGAAATAACTTAATATGAGTATTAAATCAGTTCAACAATCTAATGTTGATAATTACGATAAGAATCATTCCTATAATGAATATAGTGACATTATTTCATACTGGACTAGAAATCCTTCTTGGATTAGTCTACCCGCAGTCGCAAACACCGAAGAGAAAATTGTAGCAGTACATCAAGTATTTGATGCTAATTCCAATTTTGTTGCATTGGGTATAATATCCGGTAATTATAATGTAAATTGGGGTGATGGTACCAGTGAAAATGTTAATGCTGCCACAGTTGCATATCATGAATACTCTTATATTGACACCGCTTTGGATAACACAAATGCTCCAGTAACATTAACGGATGCTGGTGATTTGATATCAAGAACAAATCATGGGTATTCCAATGGAATGGAAGTAAATTTTTATAATATAGTTAGTACAACTGGATTAACTACATGGAAAACATATTATGTTATAAATGCTAATGCAAATGATTTTCAAGTATCAGAAACAGTTGGTGGTAGTGCAGTTACGCTAACTACGGATGGATCAGCGACATTATTAAATTATAAACAAGCATTAATTACAATTACACCACAAGCTGGCGCGAATCTAACATCTGTTAATTTTAATGTAAAACATAGCAAAACAAACTTACCAGCATATTCTACTGGATTTCTTGATCTATTAATATCCGCACCGTTAATGACAACATTAACTATAGGATCAGCATCTCCAACAGTATATTTTAATAGTTTAGAAAGAGTTAGAGTCATTAGTAGTGCATTAACAACATTTGCCTCCAAGTGCCAATATTTAGCAGCGTTGCAAGATGTATATTTCGTATCAACTGGAACCGTTACTTCAACCAATGCCATGTTTACGGGGTGTACTCGCCTACAATCTTTTCCATTATTTAATACAACAACTGTTACTGATATGTCACAAATGTTCAGTGGTTGCTACTCATTGAAAACAGTGCCATTATTCAATACCGCAAATGTTTTAGATATGACATCAATGTTTTCCAATTGTAGAGCATTGAAAACAGTGCCTTTATTTAATACTACAAAAGTCACTGATATGTCTTTAATGTTTAATGGTTGTGATAGTTTGGTAACAGTGCCATTATTTAATACTACAAAAGTCACTGATATGGGTACTATGTTCAGTGGTTGTTCAGCATTGGAATCAGTACCTTTATTTAATACTGCTGCTGTGACTGCTATGAATTCAATGTTTACAAATTGTGTTGTACTGAAATCAGTACCTTTATTTAATACTGTCAATGTGGATTCTATGGCATCTATGTTCAGTGGTTGTTCATCATTGCTATCAGTACCTTTATTTAATACTGCCAATGTAACTTCTATGGGTTCAATGTTTACAAATTGTTCATCATTGAAAACAGTGCCTTTATTTAATACTGTCAAATTGACGACGGCGGCATCTATGTTCAGTGGTTGTTCAGCATTGCTATCAGTACCTTTATTTAATACTGCCAATGTAACTTCTTTTGCATCTATATTTGCAAGTTGTTCAGCATTAACTTCTATTCCCGCGCTTAATACTGCCAATGTATCTTCTTTTTCATCTACGTTCAGTAGTTGTTCAGCATTAGAATCTATTCCAGCGTTTAATACTGATAAAGTAACCACTATGGGATCCATGTTTTCGGCTTGTAGAAATATTAAAACAATTCCCGCAATGAATTGTAAATCTATAATAACTACGGCAGGATTTACGGGAACGTTTACTTCATGTGCGTCAGTGCAAAAGATATTATTGTCAAATGTTGCGACTACACTATCGGTTGCATCACTTAGTTTGGGTCGAACCGAACTTGAATCATTCTTTAATAATCTCGCAACTGCAAATACCGTGGCTGGAGCAACTCTTACAATATCAACAAATCATGGAGTAGGTAATTCTGTTATAAAAACTTGCACATCTACGGCTGGTTCGAATCTAATCACAACTTCAGATACCGTGGGTGTTTTAACAGGTATGCAAGTTACTGGTGGTGGTTCACCAATAACAGCCAATCTAGCAGTCACTTTTACTGATGCCGGTGATTTAGTTGGAGCTACTGCACATAGTCTACAAAATAATGATATCATATCATTTAATTCAATAGTATCAACTACTGGATTAACTACATGGAAAACATACTATGTTATAAATGCTAATGCAAATGATTTTCAAGTATCAGAAACAGTTGGTGGTAGTGCTGTTACGTTAACTACAGATGGATCGGGACAAGCAAGATATAAAGCGGTTGTGGACTCAGTTGTCACAAATACTAGCATCACATTATCGAGAGTTATGCCAATATCCAATACATCAACATATACTTTTAGAGAATTAATAACAGCGCCAGCTTTACTAAAACAATGGACAATTACAGGATAATCATATGGCAGATATATTAGATACTAGCGGATTCTATAAATTGGAAAATGATGATTTATTATATGCTCAATATTTTGTTGAATCATTTGACTATCAGCTAAATAGAGAGTCGAGAAATGATTACATTTATCCAATTCATGGATGGAATTGGTTTGATTCCGAACAAGAAGCAAAAACATTCTACAATATCTAAACTATAATTAAAATGGCCAAAATAACAACACGCGCGGAATTCAAAAAATATTGCCTGAGACGATTAGGTTGGCCAGTTATACAAATCAACGTCTCAAATGAACAAATAGAAGATCGCGTAACAGATGCCCTAAATTTTTTCATTGATTATCATTTTGATGGTACTGAGAAGATTTACATGAAGCACCAATTTACCCAAACAGATATTGATAGACGCTGGATTTATTGTCCCGATCCTATCGTATTCGTAACTAAAGTTCTACCATGGGATGATTCAAATGCATCTGTTAATATGTTTGATTTGCGTTATCAATTAAGATTGCACGATTTATATGATTTTACTTCGGTATCATATGTATCTTATGAAATCACAATGCAACATCTTAGAACGCTTAATTTATTGTTCTCGGGTACACCCCAATTTAGATTTAATAGAAAACACAATAAACTATTTTTAGATATTGACTGGGAAAGAGATGCCCAAGTAGGCAAATATGTGATAGTAGAATGTTATCGATCTATGGTGCCAGATAGTGTGACATTAGCTGGTACAGTAACAGGCAATACATCATCGAATGTTCTAACAGGTTATTCTACAACATTCGATCAAGAAATTCTGGAAAATGATATGTTAACATTATCGGATTCTCAGATTGTTCAAGTCAGAAAAATTAATTCACCTACTGAAATTGTTATTGCCAATAATCTAAGTGCGAATATAAGCAATGCTACTATGGTAGTTGCAGGTGTATCGGATGTTTGGGATGATCGATTGCTTAAACAATATGCAACTGCACTAATAAAATATCAATGGGGTTCTAACTTATCTAAATATTCAGGAGTTCAAATGCCTGGAGGTGTAACTTTAGATGGTGTTAGAATATTACAAGAAGCGCAACAAGAAATTGATAAAATTGAACAAGAAATGCAAATATATAATGTACTACCAAATGAAATTTTCATTGGTTGAAATTAAATGTTAAATAATTTCTTTAATCAATTTCCGGGTGATTTCGTCACTTCTGAACAACTTCTTGTCGAAGATTGTTTGATAGAATCTATTCAAATGCATGGAATGGATTTATATTATTTACCCAGAGAAACTAGGGACACTTTCGATATGCTATATGGAGAAGATGTACTAAAAACATATACAAAAGCATATCCAATTGAAATGTATATTGAGAATTTCACTGGAATGGAAGGTGAAGGTGATTTCATATCTAAATTTGGATTGGAAATTCGAGAAGAAATTAGAATGATTGTTTCTAGGAGACGATTTAAGAGTGTAGTTCCTAATCAAATTCGTCCCAATGAAGGTGATCTACTTTATATACCATTATTTACTAGCTTCTTTGAGGTTATAGCAGTTGAAAATCAGAATGATCAGGCAATGTTCTACACTTTAGGTAGAGGTAGAGGTGGTAATGTATTTCTATATGCGCTCCAATTGAAACAATATGTATATTCCAATGAAGTGATAAACACCAATATTCAAGAAATAAATAATGCAGCAAGAAATTATTGGCCAAAAGTGAAATTGACTATAGCGAACACTAGCAGCAAATTTGTCAATGATGAGATTGTATATCAGGGCAATAGTCTAGCAAATGCTTCAGCACAAGCTTATGTATTTGATTATATTTCATCTATTTCTATGGATGTATATAGAACACAGGGAATATTTACTTCAGCTAATGGTATTATAAGAGGTGTGACATCAAATTCAACCGCTAATATCGTAGATAGTTCGGATACTATACCTATGTCCACAATATCTGAAGATATTCAAGATAATCAAAGATTATCCGACGAAGTTGATACTATCTTAGACTTCTCAGAGACTAATCCATTTGGATCATAAATGTTAGGAAATGCACATTTCAGATTTGGAATAATTCGCAAATTAGTTGCGACATTTGGATCATTATTTAATGATATCGATATCATTAGATTTGATGCCAATGATAATCCAAAAGAACGATTCAAAGTGCCTATTAGTTTTGGTGCTAAAGAAAAATATATCACTCGTATAACAAGTGATCCAACTTTAACTAAATCGATTGCAACAGTTCTACCTAGAATATCTTTTGGATTGGAAGGAATATCTTATGATTCTAGTAGAAAACTTCAATCAACCTTATTAAATTTCGCTATTGATTCCAGCACAGGCGCAAGAACTCAATATGCACCTATTCCATATAATTTAGAATTTTCACTGGCTATATATGTACGAAATATCGAAGATGGAACACAAATACTAGAACAAATATTGCCATTCTTTACACCAGACTTCACAGTTACTATTGAATATGGTGGAATGGATCAAAAATTTGATATTCCATTTATATTAAATTCTGTAAATCCTCCTATTGAATATGAGGGCGATAAGGCAGAAACAAGATTTATAGTATGGGATTTAGATTTTACTGCCAAAGCTTTTATGATACCGCCTGTCAAATCTGGAAAAATTATTCGTTCATCTAATGTTGATATTTTTGCAGAAGAAACTATGAATACTGAAAATGTATTGGTTAATATCTGGACGGTTCCTAATCCTATAACAGCTAATGCAAATGATTCTTATACTTATACCGAAACTATAACTGAGTATTTCGATGGCTAGTATAAATGAAAATTTAGATGATTTATTAGATTTGCCACCATCTACAGTAGATAATGATCTAAATACTATAGACATTACAGGCAAAAATGATGCCGATTTTGCGAGAGAGAATATTCGTGAATTGATTTTAAAAGGCAACAAACTTTTTGATGATATATCCAATGTTGCTAAAGAATCTGAAAACGCATTTGCATTTGATTCTGCAACTAAATTATTGAGAAGTCTTTCAATATTAAATAAGGATTTGATGGAAATCCAAAAACGAAAAAAAGATTTACTTGGAGTAGGATCACAAAAATTATCTCATGATGATGCAAATGGAAGCAATGCTGTGATTTTCACAGGATCGACCGCAGAATTATTACGAGTTATAAGGAAAGAGAAATGATGGAAGACACAAAAACTATTCAAGAATTAATGAAGAAAGTATTAGCTGATACATTTGCGTTATATGTTAAGTCATTAAATTATCACTGGAATTGTACTGGTCCAAATTTTCCAATGTATCACGATTTTTTCGGTAATTTCTATACTGAACTGAATGGTTCAATAGATGATATCGCAGAACATCTTAGAACATTGGATACCTTTGCACCTGGATCTATGACTAGATTTCTTGAATTAACTGAAATTAAATGTGAATTGAGTATTCCAGCAATTCCAGAAATGGTTCAACGACTATTCGCTGATAATAAGACCATATTGAATACTTTGAATATTACATTTGAATTGGCAACTGAATTAAAACTTCAAGGATTGGCAGATTATATCGCGGGTAGAATTGATGCTCATAAAAAACATGAATGGATGTTGCGTAGCATTTTAACATAAGATGGCATCCGAAAATTATTTTGGAAATCCTAATCTAAAACGTATTGGAGTAGCAATTGATTATACTGAGGAACAAATTTTAGAGATTAAAAAATGCTCCGAAGATTATAAATATTTTATCGATAATTATTGCTATATTGTAACAGTTGATTCCGGTTTACAGCCCTTCAAATTATGGAAATTTCAGAAAACTTATCTGGATATTCTTCACAATAATAGAAAGATAATAGTAAAATTTCCTCGCCAAACATCAAAAACAACAACGGCGGCAGCATATTTTTTATGGCATACACTGTTTAGTGATAATAAAACAGTTGCGGTTCTGGCCAATAAAGAAGATGCTGCTATGGAAACATTATCTCGCTATCAGATAATGTATGAGAATCTTCCGTTATGGTTGCAGCAAGGCGTAAAAACTTGGAATAAAGGTAGTATTGAGTTAGAGAATGGTTCCAAGGTGATAACAGCAGCAACGACATCATCGGGAATTCGAGGAAAAACAATTTCGATTTTATATATAGATGAAGCCGCAATTATACCAAATAATATCGCAGATGCGTTTTTAACTTCAGTATTTCCGGTAGTTTCTTCTGGTACAACAACGAAAATTTTAATATCATCTACACCTAGAGGATATAATCATTTTTGGAAATTATGGAACGATGCCAAAGAAGGTAGGAACGGATTCATAACATATGAAATTCACTATTCGGAAGTTCCTGGAAAAAATAAAAAATGGGCAGAGGAACAACGAAAAACATTAGGCGATGTTGGATTTGCACAGGAGGTAGAATGTCTAGGTGGAAATGAAACAGTAACTATTAGAAATAAAAATACAAATAAAATAGAAATTATCACATTAGAAAAACTACATGATCTACTAAGCATAAATAATTGACGACCACGAAATTCATAGTTTCTGTCGCCCCTAGATACGATAAATTGACAAGGAGTATCCAGCATGCCTATTTATGCACCAAAGTATTGTGTGTATTTAACAGTATACACAGGAAATAAATTACCAATGTTTTATATTGGATCAACATTAATCGATACTGTGTTAAATAAACATTATCATGGTTCAGTTAAATCTAAAAAATATAAGTTAATTTTTCAAAAAGAATTGACTGAAAATCCACATTTATTTAAAACAATAATAATTAGTAAATATTATTCAAGAAAAAAAGCAATGTATCGAGAAAGAATACTACAGCAAAAATTAAATGTTGTCAAATCCGAAATGTATATGAATATGAGCATTGCGAAAGATTTTGGCTGGTTCGGAATGTCGGCAAAGAGAGAAAATAATCCAGTTTATGGTAAACGTTGGAAAAAAACTCCAGAACAAATAGAGAATAGTAGAATTTCGTCACTAAGGGCATTTTCAAAACCATCACATAAAAAGAAAATGTCTGAACTTAGAAAAAATAAACTTCCATTATCAAAAAAACAAATAGAAGAAAAAAAGAAATTATATAACGAAATTCTTAGATTATATAATTCAATGCCAATATTACAGTATGGGCAGATATTACGAAATGGGCACATTTTAACTTATGATAGAGCATTTGCGAAAACATTTTGTAATCAATTTAATTTAACTGCAAATGGATTATATATAATAATCACAAAAGATACAACTGCGAAAAGATTGTTATGTCAGAAATAGCATTCAACTCAAATTATGAAATTCTAACGCCAACTGATTGGCAAAATTTCGATGGCATAAGAAAATCAAAAAAACAAACACTAAAAATTAAATTTCAATCTGGGAAAGAAGTAATATGCACGCCAGATCATAGATTTATTCACGATAATATTGAAATTACAGCCAAATCATTAAAAGTTAAATCTAAATTAGGAAATGAAATAGTTGTATCAGTTAAATTGGATAAAATTCAAAATGTATATGATCCAATAAATGTTGCAAATGGCAGTAAATATCTATCAAAAAATATAATTTCTCATAATTGCCTATTTAATGGTTCTTCATACACATTAATTAATGCAGAAACAATAGGTCAATTATCATATTCGACTCCATTATTATCAGATTCGGGATTAGATATCTATGAATATCCTATTCATAGAACATTAGATTCGGATCACAAAGTATTGGAATATGAACATGGATATATTCTAGTTGCAGATACATCTAAGGGTGTTGGTGGAGATTATTCCGCGTTTACAGTAATTGATATTACTCAAATGCCTTATCGAATTGTTGCAAAATATCGAGATAATACTATATCACCGTTATTATACCCATCAATAATATATAAAGTTGCTAGACAATATAACAATGCATTTGTGCTACTAGAAATTAATTTCTCAGATCAAGTTGCACATATTCTATATTCTGATTATGAATATGAAAATATCTTATTTGTCACTAAAGATAATACGCAGCAGAGAATATCGAATGGTTTTGCTGGTGCATCAACCGCGTTAGGTGTTTCCACGGATAAAAAAGTGAAACGTATCGGTTGTTCAAATTTTAAGGCGCTTATAGAAGAGAAAAAACTGCTAATTCCCGATGCAGATATTATATCAGAATTATCAACCTTCATACAAGTAAAAGATTCATATGCAGCAGATGAAGGATATAATGATGATTTAGTAATGACGTTAGTATTATTTGGTTGGTTAACAACTTCCATGTTTTTTAAAGAAGTTACTGATATGAATTTGCGTCAAGCATTATATCAAGAACGAATCCAGAAAATTGAAGATGATTTTTTGCCTATACTACGAGACGATGGAATAGATTCTGGAATCTATCATGATACAAAAGATGTATGGTTTGATTATGGTGTTTTTAATTCAAACATATACAAATAATAAAAAACATAAATAATCAATCTACAAGAAAAGAATTCAACATCATAGGGGTTAAACATGGCAAATTTTTTATCGCCAGGTGTAAATGTAACAGAAGTTGATTTAACAGCATCTATTCAATCAGGCGCAACTTCGACAGGCGCATTTGCTGGAATATTCAATTGGGGTCCAGGAAATCAAATCGTATCTATATCAAATGAAACTAATCTACTGAATACTTTTGGTAAACCGGATTCCAATAATTTCACACATTGGTTTTCGGCAGCAAATTTTTTAGCATATTCCAATGATTTACGAGTAGTTCGAGCATTAGGAACGGATTCATTAAATGCAACTGTTGATGGTTCTGGGCTATTAATAGAAAATGAATTAGACTATTTAGAAAATCACTCAGATGGTACTGATGCTGTTTCTGGACCATTCGCAGCTAAATATGCTGGTGGTTTAGGAAATAGTTTAGCAATTTCACTATGTCCAAGTTCTAATGCATTTTCTCAGAATGTAA